TTACTCACGAATAAGGTAAGCGTCCCCGTAGGTGTCCGAGACAGGCTTAATGCCCGTTGTTACGTACACGAATGAAATATCAACCTTGGCGCACAATTCGTCTAACTCGTTTACGTCCCAAGGTGTTTCACCCGCCATGCGACGCCAAATCCTGGGCTGAGATGTACCCATTCGGCGTGCAACCTCAGATACAGACAGCCCCTTCCGGGCAAACTCCTGTCGCAACCGGACAGTGATCGCCTGCGACTTGCTATCCCCCTCGTCGGCGTCCACCAACATCAAAGTAGTCATGTCAAATACTTTACACGCTGAGCGGATGAATACCTAGTCAGATCGTGTTCACATCGCGCTACGCATCGAATATGTGCCGCGTGTCGGGGTTGCGCATCTATACGGACAGCGTATAGAACTACACGCATGTCATTAGACCCAATAAGCCAGCGGGTTGCGGGGAACGTACGAGCTGAGATGGCACGAGCGGGAGAGTCGCAATCCTCCCTCTCTCCCAAGATCCTGCTCTCCCAAGCCGCCCTTTCTCGGCGACTATGCGGGTTCACCTCCTTTACGGTCGATGAACTCGCCAGGATCGCGGAAGCTCTCAAGGTCCCCATCGGGACCCTGCTCGCCGAGGCATCCAAGGCGGTGGCCTCGTGAGCGCATTGATGACGGCATCCCCGTTTGACGCCATCCGACACCTGACCGACGGAGGCCGCGAGTACTGGTCGGCACGCGATCTCATGCCGCTGCTCGGATACGAGAAGTGGGAGCGGTTCGCCGACGCCATCAACCGCGCCAAGAGCGCTGCACGCAACGCCGGGTACGACCCTGCGACGCAATTTCCCGGCGCCGGGAAATTGGTCTCCACCGGCAATGGAGCGCAGCGAGCGGTCGAGGACTACCACCTCTCCCGGTACGCCTGCTATCTCGTCGCACTCAATGGCGATCCACGCAAGCCTGAAATCGCAGCCGCGCAGACATACTTCGTCATCAAGACCCGTGAGGCCGAGACCGCCACGGCCGCGCCCGCGCTCACAGGCACCGACCTACTCGCCGCCGCGGTGCTCGAAGCTCAGCGGATGATCGAGGCGAAGGACGCTCGGATCGCAGAGCTTTCGCCCAAGGCCGACCTGGCGGACACCTACCTCACTGCACAAGGCGGGTCCCGGCTGATCCGGGAGGCGGGCAAGCTGCTCGGCATGCGCGAGCGCGAGTTTCGCCAGTGGCTCTTGGATGAGCGGCTGATCTTCGCCAAACACGCTCCGTGTGGCGCGGTGCAGTACGACCACTACGCGCAGTTCACGCACTACTTCCAAGCGCACGAGCACGTCGTCGCGCACTCATGGGGCAGCTGTGCCCACTACACCTTGCGCATTCTGCCGCGAGGGATGGAACTCATCACCGCACGCTTGGGCCGAATCCCCACGTAATCGCAAGTCCCACAACTGAATAAGTAAAGACGCTGGCGGTCCCGTCGCCAAACAGAAACCGCCAGCGTCCCCTACCAACCAATCCTACTGAGAGGACTTGGCATGCCCCAACATATCCGCAGGCGGTCGCACGGGCGCCGCCGACCCCGGCTGAGCAGCTACGACGCGATCACCGTCATGCTGGCTGCTATCGCGGTGCTCGCCGCGATGCTGCTGGCATCACCGGACTCGCACGCCGACCCGGTAACCGATGACTTCGTGACGACGAGCGGCTGGCGCGTGTGCAACGAGCTGGACGCGCAGCCCAATTTCGACGGCATCCGGTACTCATACCGGGCACTGTCAGCGCGCGGCTACAGCCTCGATCAGTCGGCCCAGATCATCGTGGGATCGGTGAAGGTGTGGTGTAAACGCCATGCGCCACTGCTCAAGTCATACGCCGACACCTATGCTTCAGCGCCGCAGCAGAGCCAGGGGCGTGCGGCATGACCATCACCTTTGACCCCAACCCGACGTTCGACGAACTCATGGCCGCGTTCGACAAGGCCGAGCAGAAGTGCTCCCCCAACGTCGCCAACAACGTCTTGGACCTGCAAATCGCTGACCTGTTCGAGAGATTGGGCAATCGCGGTATCGCCGTCCTGGTCGCCAATCAGAAGGCGTGGCGCGAGTCCGTCAAGGAGTCGGGCACAGACCCGCAATGCGCCTGGACCGCCGACGCTACCGCCGAGGTCGTGCTCGTCGAGTTTTTCACCGATCGCGACAACCGGGACAAGGCCAGCGCCGTAATTCGTGCATCGGAGGTGAGCTGGTGACGACTCACTACCTCAAGATCGAAAGTTATTGGCACGACCTGCTCTACGACGGCATCAAGACGTACGAGGTGCGCCGTGCTGATCGCGATTACCAAAAGGGCGATCGCGTTCTGTTCAAGGTGGGACCGTCCGAGGCCCTCTCGTACGCGGCGTGGACCATCACCCACGTCATGTACCAGGCCCCGTGGGTGGCCGATGGCTACGTGATTCTCTCGCTGGAGCATCCACACAAGACGCGACGCGAGAAGGAGTACGAAGCGCGCGGTCGAAGCATCGAGGAATATCGCCGCTCCAATGCCGCACTGCGCGGGGTGATTACGCGTCTGCGCAATCAGCTGAGTGATGCGAATGCCAGACGGCAGTGGACGACCGAATGAGCGAGCCCACGCGCGACCCGCGCGAAGAGAAGCTACCCCAGTGGGCGCGAAAGCTGTTGGCCGATGAGCGATACCGCGCCAGCCGTGCCGAGCACAGGCTCGCCGAGCACGTCGCCAAAATCGCGAAGTCGCGAATCCGATACGGGGGCTACGACAATCCGATCTACATCCCCGACGACAACGGGTATCAGACAGTGTACTTCTACCCCAATGGGGGCGACAGCACGTTCCAGCAAATCGCCGTCACGATCCGCGACGGCGCTATCGAGATTCAGGGCGGCGACACGCTGACGATCGAACTGCAAGCGAGCAACACCTTTCGCGCTCGCCTCCGGGGTGACTCATGACCGTTATGACGATCGACGTTGACGAGAGCTACGAAACGAACATGCGCGTCCTCAAGGGCGTGCTGTACCGCCTCGTCGAGGCTGTCCACGACACAGACCCCCATCAGGTGCATAGCGAGCTGGTCTCAATGTGGTTGCGCCACCCCGTCAAAGCCGCACAGCTGATGATGGCGCTTGCCATCGGTTTCGACCCAGACACGGTGACAACCAAGCTGCTCGACCGGCGCGCCGAGGAAATCGCGGGCATTACAACGCTCCCCCACAAAGGAATTGAGGTCCAACCATGCAGAGCATGAAGACACATCCAGAGGCCGCCTTGGGCGATTGCCCCGCACGGTTCGACAACTACGTGTGCACCCGCGACGCGGGCCACGACGGCAGTCACATGGCCAACGCGTTCGTTGAAGTGGTTGCGATCTGGGACAACGAACTAGCTTGGCGTGCAGACGATGCCCAGGGCTGTTGGGTCCAGCGCAAGGGCAGCGAGTGGGTCGAGGCTGACGCATGAGCGAATGCATCATCCAGGCTGAAATCCCCACCGCTGACGGCCTATACAGCGGTATTCCTGATGAGGTCTACCACGCCGACCGCACCAGCTTGTCGTCGTCAGGTGCTCGTGCACTGCTGGCGCCATCCTCGCCCGAGATCTTCCACCACCAGCAACGGCAACCGCCAGAACCCAAGCCGCAATACGACTTCGGGCACGTAGCCCACAAGTTCGTGCTGGGCGAAGGCGCCGATATCTGCGAGCTAGATCCGGCCGTTCACGGGCTGAACAAGGATGGCTCCCCCGCCAAGTCACCCACCGCCACCGCGATGTGGCAGCAAGCGTCCGAGGAAGCACGCCAGCGCGGCCAGATCCCGATGCACATCGCCGAGGTGGCCAAGGCCAAAGCGATGGCGGCCAGGGTTCACGAGCACCCGCTCGCCGGGCCGCTACTGACCGACGGGACACCGGAGCTGTCCGGGTATTGGCACGATCGGGAGACGGGCGTGCGCCTGCGATTCCGGCCCGACTGGCTGCCTAACCCCGGCCGGGGACGGCTGATCGTCGTCGACTACAAGACCAGCTCCAGCGCCTACCCGGGCCACTTCGCCAGGGCCGCAGCCGAATACGGCTACCACCAGCAGGCGCCGTGGTATCTGGACGGTCTGGCCGCGTGCGAGATCGCCGATGACGCCGCGTTCCTGTTCGTCGTGCAGTCCAAGACGGCGCCCTATCCGATCACCGTGGTCGAGCTCAAGCCCGAGGACATCGACCTCGGTCGGCGCCGCAACCGCAAGGCCATCGACCTGTACGCCCAATGCGTCGCCGATGACCACTGGCCCGGCTACGGCGACCACGTGCACTCGGTATCGCTCCCCAGTTACGCCACCTACCAGCAAGAAGGAGAACTCGATCAGTGACCGTCACCCCCTACCAGCCCATCTCGCCCGCACCGCGTACGGCAGTCAGCCAGGCCACCTCAGTCGAACAGTCGCGCGCCGTCGCCGAGGTCCAATCCGCCGTCATCGTGGCCCAGCAGATCCCGCGTGACATGCAGCGGGCCGAAGCGGAGATGCGCGATACGTGCAATCGATCCGCGATGGCGAAACAGGCCTTCTACCAAGTGCCGAACCGAGGCAACGGCGCATCGGTGCACCTCATGCGCGAACTCGCGCGGGTCTGGGGCAACGTGCAGTACGGCGTCAACGAACTGCACCGCGACGACTCCCGGGGCGAGTCGGAGGTTCAGGCGTGGGCGTGGGATGTGCAGACCAACACCCGCTCTACGCGCACCTTCATCGTCCCCCATGCCCGCATGTCAAAGGGGCGCCGCCAAGAACTCACCGACCTCGGTGACATCACGAACAACAACAACAATGCGGGCGCTCGCGCGGTCCGTGAGTGCATCAACGCCATCTTGCCCAAGTGGTTCACCGAAGCGGCACAGGACATCTGCAAGGCCACGCTGGAGAACGGCGAGGGCGTGCCCTTGCCCAAGCGCATCGAGGACATGATCGCCGGATTCCGCGCCATCGGCGTCTCCCAGGCGCAATTGGAGACCAAGATCGGCAAGAAGCGCGGCGCCTGGGATGCGGGCGATGTCGCACAGATGGGCATCACCTACACCTCGATCACCCGCGACGGCTACGACAAAGCCGAGATGTTCCCGCCGGTCGCAGGAGTGACAACCGACGAGATCAAGGCCAAGGCCCCGGACAAACCGAAGACCGAAGCGGCACCAGCTCCCGAGCAGGCACCAAGCCCCGAGAAGGTCGAGGAAGCACCTGAGGCCAACCCCGCTGAATACAACTCGCGCGGTGAGTTTCTGGCCACCAAAAAGACCATCGGCACCATCCGTGGCCTGCTCGGCAACGCGGGCTATTCCCTGCGCGGCGATGCGGCCACCGTCAAAACGCTCACCTATCTGGCCACTGTCGTCGGCCGCGAAATCGCCGATATCAACGACCTATCCGAAGCCGAGGCAGAGGTAGTGACCGACGTTCTGAACCAACCCACCACAACAGAAGGGAATGAATAACCATGTCCGACAACGACACCGAGAAGAAAGAGGAAGGCACCGAACTCGCGCCCGGCGACATCACCGAGTTCATCGTCGTCTTCACCCAACTCAACAAGGGCCGCACGCAGGTCGAAGCAACCAAGGCGCTGCATGAATGCGTCGAGGCCGCGATGGCCACAGGCAAGAAGACCGGCACCGTCACGATCAAGATCAAGGTCGAGCCGCTGGAGTCCGGCGCAGTCAGCCTCGTACCCGATGTCACCAGCAACCCCGCCAAGGACCCGGCCGGGACGATCTTCTTCGCCGACGGCGAGGGCGGCCTATCCCGCGACAACGCCAGCATGCACTACGGCCTCAGGTAACCCAACCCACCCGAAGGAGTAACACCCATGTCCGACAACACCATTGCACTACCCAAGCACGACGCCGATCTGATCGACGAGCCCGACGCCGACACCCCGCTGTACCTCGTCACCGCCAACGGCGAGAACGGGCTCCAGACCGAGGTTGTCGACGTACGGGGCAAGGTACCCGCCGCATTCCCGCCGCGCGCACCTGAGCGCCGAACCGTCACCGACACAGCCTCATTCCTTGCCGAGGTCACGCGCCGGCCACTACTCCAAGGCCTCTCGACCGTCTGGGGCAACCGCGACAAGGGACAGGTCAGCGTCATCTACAACGAACTCGGCACGGACGCGACGGCGGACTACCCCCGCCGAAACGATCTGCTCACTCTTCAGTTCGTCGCGGACCCGGACTGGGCGACCCTATTCAAGGCCGCTGACGGCGAGTACCACGGCCAGGAGAAGTTTGGCGATTTAATCGAGCAGGCCGGACACCTGATCACCAGCCATCCGGCCGCCGAGGTCGTTGAAATCGTCGACAGCATCCAGTCATCCAGCAATGGGTCATTCAAGTCTCAGATCAAGCGCGACACCGGAAGTCAGCACCTCACCTACAGCGAGGAAGTCACCGCATCGGCGGGCACCGCCACCCGGCCACTTGAAGTACCGCGAGAGATCACGCTCGCTGCGCGGCCGTTCGAGGACTACCCGCTGATCGAGGTGACGTGCTGGCTGCGCCTGCGCGTGAGCCAGGGGCAGCTGTTCCTGGGGTTGTTCCCCAAGCCGTATGAGCACTTGGTGCGCGATGCCTGGACGCAGAAGACCGGCGAGTTGTCCGAAGCACTCGGGGTGCCCGTCTACGCCGCCAACCTCGGCAAGTAAGCGGACCAACGATGCCAGTATCCATGTGGTTCTTCCTGATCTTGGTCGTCATCGCCGTGATCGCGGTGATTGTCGGGCTGTTCATGCAGCGCGGCAACGACAAACGAGTCTGTTTCGGCAGCGCGGGTGTGGCATTCCTGTTCGCGCTGGTTTTCCTGGTGTTCGCCTCGACCACTGTGGTCGGCACTCGCCAGATCGGTATCGAGACGACGTTCAGCCGTCCGACCGGCACCACGCTGACCAACGGTCTGCACCTCAAGGCGCCATGGACGGAGGTCACCGAGATGGATGGCGCCGTGCAGATCGACCAGCACACAGGCGATCACCGAATCAAGGTACGACTGGGCAACAGCTCCACCGCGGACGCCGATGTCTCGGTGCGCTGGCAGATCAAGCCGGACGCCACGCCCGATCTGTTCGTGCAGTACAAGACGTTCGACAACGTGCGGTCCAACCTGGTCACCCGGAATCTGCAAGTCGCGCTCAATGAGGTGTTCGCCTCATTCGATCCGTTGGCGCCGCAGAACCTCGACCGCTCGCCGCTGCCCGAACTCTCGGAGAAGGCGAAGGTGATCCTGGCCGCCAAGGTCGGCGATCAAGTCGAAATCTTGGACGTGGCAGTGCCGACCATCGACTACGACGACGGCACCGAGCAGAAGATCAACCAGCTCAACCAGGAACGCGCCGCGACGGCTGTGGCCGAGCAGGCCAAGAAAACGGCCGTGGAGCAGGCCAAGGCCAACGGCGAGCTGGCGGGCTCGGTCTCACATGACCCCAACGTCCTGGTCTCCAAGTGCCTGGACATCGCCCGTGAGAAGGGCCTGGCGCTGCTGTGCTGGCCCACCCCCGTCATGCCCACCATCCCCACCAAGTAGAGGAGACCTGATGTCCCGCAACCTCATCGTCGTAGACCTGGAAACAACCGGCCTCGGCCCGCAGTGCGCGCCGATCGAGGTTGCGGCCATCAACGTCGACACCGGAGAAACACTCGAATTCGTGCCGTACGTCGACCTGTCCAGGGTCTCGATCGAGCCCCAGGCCTTCGCCATCAACCGCTATTTCGAACGCGGTGTGTATGACGCAATGCTCAATCCCGACGACACCATCACAGCGTGGAGCGACCTCGCCGACATCCTGAGCGGCAACACCTTTGCCGGATCGAACCCGACATTCGACGCAGCCATGGTCGCACGCAAGGTTGGCACGCACTGGCACTACCGCCTGGCCGACCTCGCCGCCTATGCTGCCCCGGCTCTCGGGCGCGACCCGTCCGAGCTGCCGGGACTGGCCGACGTGCTCGCCGCCCTCAAGATCGAGAACCGTTGCCCACATTCGGCACTCGGCGATGCCGAGGCAACAGCCAAGGCATTCACGAAGCTGCGCGACATCTACGCAGAACAGCGGGAGTCCGCGCGATGACCGCCCCGTCCATCTCCCGTCGCTACATCGACGCCACCCCCGTGCGCGAGCACCTGCAGAAGCTACAGGCGATCGGCTGGACCATCAACGCCATCGCGGCCGCCAACGGCCACCCGGGAAAGCTCGTCACTACTCTGCGCCAGATCCTTCGCGGCCAACAAACCTGCGCCCCATCCACCCGCGACTACGTGATGTGGATGGACCCCGAACTCCCTCCCGAGACCGGAAAACCGTTCGTACTCAAATGGTCCGAATACGTGTACATCGGCGTACCCGACCATGCGGCTGCACGCGAAATGGGCATCACCTACAACTCCATGTCGGAACAGCTACGGCGCAACGGTTTCCAGCCATCTGCACTGCTGTATGAGCTGGCCCGCGAGGAACGCGAGAAAGCCAAGGCACCTGCATGATGCTCACCGAAGATCAACGCTGGCTATTGCGGATGGTCGGCGGGTGGGAAATGCGCGACTGCCTCATCGGTCCCGCAGGTGTCACCCGTTTGATGCAATCCTGCTACGGCGGCACCCGCCTGCCTACCGACGGATATCCGTTTCACCTCAAGGGATTTGAGTGCGGACACGGCAAGATCGTGTCGAGGGGCATCCCCGTCGTCACCGTGACCACCGCGCAGCTGAACAAGTTCGCGCGCTCCCTGCCAGTCGAGCTTGTCGCCGAGATGCGCGGGTGCGCCACCGCCGCGCAGCGCAATAACTTACTTCGCCACCAGTTCTGCCACTGCGGGAGCGAACCGTGCGGGTACGCGTACATGGGCGACCGCATTTGCCCGCCGACCGAGCAGCAGGAAGCCGACGCCAAGGCCGAGTTCTGGCGCTGCCAGGACTGGACCGACGACTTGCTCGACCGCGCACTCGGGTTCACAACGGAAGACCAGCCGGTCGGACAGCTGGAGCTGTTCGGAGTCGGCGCATGAAGCACGCGTTTTGCGACAGGTGCGGGCGCTACTGCATCGTGCGCAACCACCGCGATTGCGTGTGCCATGAGTGCGAGCTTGGCATGAATTCCATCGCGGCGATGCTCAACCCGCGCTGGGCACGACCGATGACCAGCAGCGAGATCCAGCTCGCCCATACCTGGCTGATGATCGAGCTCGGCTCGAAAGTGAGTGCGTGATGACCCGCACCCCCGAGAGCACCAAGGCATACCAGGCCGGCCTGTGCGTGGACTGCAAGACCGAGCCGCACAGTGCCGGTCGGCCCCGATGCGAGAAGTGCCATACGAAATTCAGAAGGGGTGAGTGATGGCCTTCACAGCTAAGTACCCCGGTTGGTGCACCAATTGTGACGACCGCATCGAGGAAGGCGACGAGGTGCGGTATTCGGGAGCTGGCGAACTCATGCACGACTCATGCGTTGACGACTCGGAGATCCGCGACGTAACTACCTGTGCAGCATGCTATTTGATTCACACTGGGGAGTGCTTCTGATGCCCATCCGCGCCGAGAACCGCGACCGCTACCCCAAGGACTGGCCCGAGATCTCGCGCCGCATCCGTTTCGAGCGCGCGCAAGGCCGCTGTGAGTGCGAGGGCGAGTGCCTTCGTGGCACTCACCTCGATCGCTGCACGAACGTCAACGGACAGCCCGCCTACGGCACCGGCAGCCGCGTCGTGCTGACCGTGGCGCACCTGAATCACACCCCCGAGGACTGCCGGGATGAGAACCTGCGCGCCATGTGCCAGGGCTGCCACCTGCACTACGACCTAGAGCACCACGCACAGACGCGCCAGCGGGCACGCACGGCGGCTCTTGAGGCGCAAATGAATCCACTATTCGAGGTGACGCAATGAGAACCATCCTCGCCGATGACGACGGCCCGCCCCACCCTGGCCACACAACGTCCGATCACTACCTGCTCAAGTCCGGTCACCAGGTCCGGGTACTCAACGACACGGGCGACGATCGAGTTGAGATCACCACCAGCACCACGTATTGCCTGCTTACCTACACCGAGGCTGTCCGCGTCGGATGGTCACTCATCGTCGCCGGGATCAGAGGGTGGCGTCGTCGTGCCTGAACGAATCCAGCGCAAGCGCACCGCGGGCTGGCGGATGCCTAAGGGCGCCATTTACGTCGGGCGGCCGAGTCGGTGGGGTAACCCTTTTGCGGTGGGCGGCGGAATCCCTGACATGCCAAACATCTATGGCCCCATATCAGGACGGACCGGCATCACTGCCGCCGAGGCAGTCGAGGCGTACCGGCGCTACGCCCCGCTTATTTTCGTGCCGGTCAAACCTTCCGCGCGGCCATATCGCGGCATCTACACGCACGGCATCGAGTCACTGCCGCAGCACGCGCGTCGTGTCCTCGTTGGCCACGATCTCGCGTGCTGGTGCCCGCTGGATCAGCCGTGCCACGCCGACGTTCTGCTGGAAATCGCCAATCAGACAACGACAAAAGAGGGATAGACGACCATGGCACGCGAGTATGCCCGCATCCGGATCAGCATCGCCGGAGACGATCACGTGGAGCAGCTAACCCCGGCTGCGCAGTGGTTGTACTTCCGGATCCTGATTCCAGACCCCAAGCTGTCGCACTGCGGTGTCACCGATTGGCGGCCCAAGCGGCTCATCAACAAAGCTACCGGCCTCACGCTCGACTACATCAAGACCGCAGCCGCCGAGTTGGAACGTGAACGGTTCGCGCTCTTCGACGAGGACACCGAGGAAGTTCTGGTGCGCGCCTACATCCGCTCCGAGGAACTGCTACGCAACCCCAAGATGGCCGTGGCCGTGGCCGACGCGTACCTCGGAGTGTTCTCGCGCCAGCTAAAGGCTGTGATTGCCTCAGAGGTCCGCCGAGACAAGGGAGATCACCCCGATTACTCGTCATGGACGCACGCAATCAGCCGCGAATCGGTGGAGCTATTACTGACCGCGAAGACCTCGGATGAGGTTCCGTATGTGGACACGTTCGGGAATCTGAATAGCGATCCCGAACAGGTACCGACTACCAATCAAAACGGCAACGGTGTCACCAACCAAAAGGGTAATCCTGACCCCGGTACTCAAACCCAATCGGAAACCCAAGCCGATTCCCTGCACCTGCACATACAACCTAATTCCCTACAGCCTGCACCTAGTAGGGGTTACGTAAGTACGGAAGGTCACCAGAGCGACGAGCCGGACCCCGACAACCCCCCACCCCCTCACTGCCCAAGCCATCCCGGCGGAACCGAGACCCCGTGCCGCGCCTGCGGCGACGCCCGGAAGAGCCGCGAGCGTTGGGACCGGGCGAGCAGCGAACAGCAACGGGCGCAACGCGAAGCCGAACTGCAGACCGCCTACGAGGCCAGGCTCGCCGCCATCGCCCTATGCGATTTGTGCGACGACGACGGGTACCGCGGCACCCACGTCTGCGATCACGTCGATCGTGGGACGACGGCCGCCAAGGGCTCTGCATTGGCCCGCGCCGCACTCGAAAAGGCGGTCGGCGATGAGTGACCTCGACATCGCATTCGACGCCGACTACTGCGGCAGTAGCCATCCCGACGGGGAGTGCAGGCTGCCCAGTGGACACGAGGGGCACCACGAGAACCTATACGCCCGATGGCCGGCCAATTGGGGCTGGTGCATCGGCGGCGATCAGGGAGTGCCCAGCACCGAGATTCAGTACGGCATCGAGCCGAGCCCCGGCGACTGCGCGCGGTTCCACACCGACGAACTCGCGAGCGCAATCGAAGAAGTGTCCAACTTCCGAGAGGGCGCTCAGATCATCACGCGCACGGTCACCTACGGACCATGGCGCTACGTCACCCCCGAGGAAATGCAGGCCACGGAATGAGCGAGCACCCGCGCCAGTACGTGCCACGACGCCCGCGCCCGAGCGCGTCCCGCGGGGCCGTGGTCGCGGCGTACGCCGACAAGATCGACTACCCGTGCCAGAACTGCGGCGCCGAGCCCAACAGCTGGTGCAAGACACCTGACGGCCGCGACCAGATCGCCCCGTGCTGGAACCGCGGCGCCAAGGTGGGTGCGCGATGATCCGGATGCGTGTGCGCCGCGCTCGCAAGACGCGCACAGCGTGCGGAGGCTATTGCCCGGATATCCAACCTGGCGACCTCTACATCGAGCACACCGAGTTCCCCGGCGGAGATGCCGAGTGGGCCAACAGTGCTGGTCACCCCATCCGACTGGCCGAATGCCATTCCTGCGCCGAGCGATACGGCCGTGGACACCTACTCACCAAACGGGAGAGCGCATGACAACGGTCTTAGGCATCGACCCCTCTTTGCGCAGCACCGGCCTTGCCGTACTGCGCGACGGCGTGCCCGTCGCCCTGTATTCGATCGGCTACGGCGGTCACGACGGTGATTCGTACGCCACCCGCAGCCGACGCGTGCGCGCGGTGTGCCGGTCGGTCATTGAATGGGCGCTGCGCGATGGTCCGCCGGATCTCGCCGTCATCGAAGGGCCCGCCTACGGCCAATTCCTGCCCTCGACGTTCGACCGCAGCGGGCTATGGCACGGGCTGTACGGCGCGCTGGACGCCAAAAAGGTTCCCGTTGCGGTAGTTCCCCCGCAGACCCGCGCCAAGTGGGCCACCGGCAGCGGCAGAGCCGAGAAAGGCGAGGTTCTACTCAACGTCCGCGAATGGTTCGGGCCCCGCGTCAAGGTGCTCAACCACGACATCGCAGACGCCGCGGTGCTCGCGCTCATGGGCGCCTTCCGGCTCGGGGAAGCAATGCCGTTCACCGTAAAACCACGGCACTACGCAGGATTGGAGGCAGCGGCATGGCCGAAGTGAATCCGGGACAGTGGTTCAACGACATCGTCGACGAAGACCAGAAGCATCGCCGCGACCTGCGAGAGCGGGCGCTCTACTCGGCGACGCTGCTGCATTGCGAAACCGGTGACACGATGGCGATTCTCGACCGCGAGACCGCCGCCAACGACGTGCTGGCTACCGCACAGCAGTTCTATGACTGGATCACTGGGGAGATCGAGTGACGAAGTGCCGCAAGTGCTCCCAGAAGTGCGATCTATTCCTGTGCAACGACTGCATCGACCAGCTACAGGAACACCTCACCGAGATCGCCTGGCTGATAGGCGAACTGGAGATCACACTCACCGGCCAAGACGTGCTCACCACCGGATCAGTCGGTCAGTCCAGCGAGGAACCCAGCCCGATTCGGTTCGATTCGCAGGGCAACCCGAACACCATCGGCGACCAAACGCGCAACGCCGTCACCACATGGGTACGCGACCTTTGCGAGACCCGGCGTATCGCATTCGAGCCGGTGCGCGTCGTCCCGCTGGACTTCATCGGACCACTACCCGATGACCGCTGGCGGCGCCTACCCAAGCGATACCAGCCCACCGCGGCCGACGCCGCCGAATGGCTCGCCGAGCACGCGCACACCATCGCCGCCGACCCCGGCGCGATGCGGTGTTTCAAGGAGATGGCGGACCTACGCGCCGGTGCACTGCGCATGATCAACCGGCCCGATCGCCATTTCGCCGGACCGTGCCCAACCATCAAGGCGTACTCACGCACCGGCAAGCCCATCGAATGTGGCAAGTTCCTATACGCCGCCACCGACGAGCGCAGTGTGACCTGTCCGGCATGCAAGCAGCCCGTCGACGTGCAGCGCAACCGTCAACGCGCATGGCGCGAGGGCGACCGACTCACCGAGCGCATCCTGCTCAAGCGGCTCAAGGACATCGAGGAACCCGTCTCCGAGCGCCAGCTCTACCGATGGCTCCGACAGCGCAAACTTGCCCCCGTCGGCTGGCTACACAAGGGCGTGTTCGTCGAGCACTACATCATGCGCGGAGACCCGCGGGTGTTCAGCCTGCGCGCGGTACGCGAGCTGCGCGCGGCCGAGCTCAAGGCCGGTCAGGTCGAGACCGCGGATGCAACATCGGCGGTAGAAATTCTCCACGAAATGTTGCAAACGGAATCGGCAACCGACGACCAGCCCGAACTGGAGCCGCGCCGACACTTCTCGCGCACGTACGGGCAATCGGAACCGGCCGCCGACGCCGAACACGCTCATTACATGCTGCCCGGCAGCCACGAGCGAGCCGGTGGCCCCGAGTGTCGTTGCGGGTGGGGATGGGACAGGTGGAATGACCAATGCCTGTCGCGGAACGCAGCTGTCGGTGGTCAGTAGTACAACCAGCGCATGGCACGCCCGCCGCGCGATCGGTTCCCCAACGCGTACGTCGGTGACCTCGTGCCCAACGGCAAGGGCTGGACAGTCGTCAGCCCGACCTACTGCCCGGACTGGCACAGCGCCGACGAACCCGGCTGGACACAGCGCTGCCTACCGTGCGCATGCGGTATCCGGCACCACATGTGGACGTGCCACTGCGGCAAGAGCATCTACGCGCCCAAGCTCGGTGCTGAGTGCGAGATCCTGAACGGACCCGGATCCGGCCGAGAGGAATCGCAGCGCGACGGTGTGACATAGGCGCGAAACTCATTCAGTCGAATGTCACACGCCACGCCAGCCCCACACGCTTACTTGCGCAACATGCTCTGACCTGCGACGATTGGAACTGTCGCAAGTAAACCCTGCCCGAAAAACCCCGGTCTAGCTGGGGTTTTGTTGTATCTGGAGGTTGGGATGCGTGATCACTGGGAGCCGCGGGGAACTGGCGAGACCATCAGTGATAGGCCAGCGATCGCGCCAGTACTTCTCGGCGTCGTCGCCGTTTGCCTCGGCGCGCTCGACATACTGGCGCTGCTGCGGATATAGCTACCCGGCGATCTCTCATGCCCAGTGCTCCACCCCGCGTATGTAGCCGCTGCCACAAGCCAGCGCCCAAGGGTCGACCGTGCTCGTGCCGTCCGGCATGGGAAGGCTCCACCCACGACAGCGGCAACGATCGCCATTGGCAGGCCGTACGCAACGCCTACCTGGCCACGCACCCCATGTGCGAGCAGCCCGGCTGTCCCCGCCTGGCCGACGTCGTGGACCACGTGACGCCGCTGGCTGAGGGTGGCGCCAAGTACGACCCGCGCAACTTCATGTCTCTGTGCGATGACCACCACACCGAGAAGACGACAGCCGACGCACTGCGCGGCAAGACCCGAAAGAGGTGAGCGCGACATGGCCCCTGCTGAGCTGCGCACCCTGACCATTACCACCGAGATCCGCTCGCCTCATGTGATCACGCTGCTGTGCGGTGGTCAGGTCGTCGGCACTCTCGACCTGCGCAAGTACATGCCTCGGCGCACCAAGCTCCGTCTTGCTGTCACTTGCTGGACCAAGAGCGTGCTCGCCAAGCTGTGCAGCAAACACCGTCCGTGGTGAGCAAACTTCTATGCGAAGGCTCGTGCATAAATATTCAGAGGTTTATGCATGGCGTATAGCCCCGATTGGCACATAATCGCAGGTCAGAGGGGATATAGGGGTGAATATCGCTCCGACCAGCACGTATGCGACTCGCGGCGGTAGGCAAAGATTTTTCTGCACAACATTCATGCAAGGGGGGGTAATTATGCATAAACCCCATGGCGCGCCAGCAAATGTCATCCATGTACAGCAAATAGGTGGTGAGTGATGCCCGCGCAGCAGCCAGCGAAACTGCTCTTGCTCAACGGTCGCGGTGAGGGCCAGGACAGTGCAGGTCGGCCGGTTGCGCAGCCCCCGGCGTTCAAGCGCCTGGCACCCAATCCGCCGTCATGGCTGTCGCGCGAGGCAAAGGCTGAGTGGAAGCGCGTTGCCCCTGGTCTGGTGCGTCTTGACCTGATCAAACCGGAGGACCGCGCGACGCTGGCGGCCTACTGCGAGACGTGGGCGCGGTTCGTCGCGGCGACCCGGGATGTGAACGCGAACGGAATTACGGTGCGCAATGAGTCGACCCGCAAGGACGGCTCCACCTCGGTGTGGTGGACGAAGAATCCCGCGGTGGCAGTCGCCGAGCAGGCGTCGGCGCGGCTATTGCAGTTCGCGAACCACTTCGGTTTGACGCCGGCGGCCGAGCGCAACGTGTCCAAGCGAGACGACGATCGTGGCGAGTTCGAGGCGAACCCGTTCGCGGGCACAGCCGACGACGACTGATAACCCTTGGGCTGATGCTGATCTCGATGCACTCAAGCTCAGCCCCGAGGTTGCGTGGTATCTCGAGTCACGCGGCTATCCGGTCCCTGACTGCCCGCCGCTGATCAAGACCCCGGAGCCTCGCGAGGTTCCGGGTGCGCGGTTCGATCCGGCCCGGGTAGACAAGGTGATCGCCGCATTTAGGCAGCTCAGGCACACAAAAGGCCGGTTCGCTGGCAAGCGGTTCGATCCGGATGTATGGCAGGTCGCATATCTGATCGCGCCGCCCGCCGGGTGGGTCCATCGCTCGCCCGACTCTGGCAACTGGGTGCGGATCATCACGATCGCGTACTTCGACATGCCGCGTAAGAACGGCAAGTCCACGACCGCGGCCGGCTGGGGTATCTACCTGACCGCGGCGGACGGCGAGAACGGCGCCCAGGTGGTGGCGGCGGCGACGACGCTAGGCCAGGCCGGATTCGTGTTCGACCCGATACGCCAGATCGTCAACAAGTCGCCCGGTCTGAAGCGGCACCTGCGTGCGCTGAAGAACAAGATCACGCACGCGGCGACCCTGAGCTACTTCCAGCCGATCGCGAACGCCGGCGACGCGCAGCACGGCGCGGACATCCACGGCGCGATCGTCGATGAGCTGCACCTGCACAAGACCATGGAGCTGATCGAGGCGCTGGAGACCGGCACCGGTTCGCGTGAGCAGCCGCTCATCATCTACATCACGACCGCCGACGCAGGGCGCCGGCACACGCCGTACGACGAGAAGCGCTCTCTGATCGAGAAGTTGGCACGCGGGGTGCTCAAGCGGCCGAGCACTTACGGTGTGGTGTTCGCCGCGGAGAAGCCCGAATACGAAAACGGCAAGCTGGTCAAGGGCGATGACCCGTTCGCAGAGTCGACACATCGCAAGGCGAACCCCGGGTACGGAGTCAGCCCAACGAAGCGATACATGGTTGAGGCCGCGGAGAAGGCCAAGGACAATCCGGCCGAGCTGGCGCGATTCCTGCGGCTGCACTTGGGTATTCGCACCAAGCAGGAAGCCCGGTATCTCGATATCGAGGACTGGGACGTCAACGCCTCGATCGTGGACCTGTCCCGGCTGGCCGGCCGCCAGTGCTACGGCGGGCTGGACTTGGGTTCGACCTCGGACCTGACGGCGCTGGTGTGGGTGTTCCCGACCGAGGACGGCGCTTTCGAGGTGCTGGCCCGGCATTGGGCGCCCGAGGATTCCATCGCCGCGCTCGATGAGCGCACCGCGAACGCCGCGTCGACGTGGGTCAAACAGGGCTGGCTGACGACCACCACGGGCAACGTCACTGACTACGACTTCATCGAGGCTCAGATCGGCCGGGACCGCGACGAGTTCCTGGTGAAGGAATGCGCCTACGACCGCTGGAATGCCAACCAGCTGATCAACAATTTGACCAGTGACGGCGCCCCGATGCTCACCATGGGCCAAGGGTTCGCGTCGATGAGCGCGCCGACAAAGGATCTGCAACGGTTGATCCGCATCGGTGCCCGCACCAATGAGAACGGATTGCCGATCAAGCCGATGATCCGCCACGGCGGTAATCCGCTGTTGCGCTGGGAGATCGACAACTTCGCGGTTGCGATGGACCCGGCAGGAAATGTGAAGCCGGATAAGGCCAACGCCGGCGACAAGATCGACGGCGTGGTGGCGCTGATCATGGCGCTCTCGCGCGCGCTGGCCGCCAAGGAATCCGAGACGAGGAGTGCATATGCAGACAACGACTTTGTCGCGCTGTGAGGCTGACCGGTGGGTCTAGCCTCATGGCTCGGGTTCGCGCCCAAGCCTTCTCAGATTCCGAGCATGCCAGCGCGGCCGACGTACGAGCTGATTCCCGAGGGTATGAGCTTGGACGAGTACTTGACCAGCATCATGCACCAGCCCGTCGAGAAGCTGTACCGCGAGCAGCCTCACCTGCGCACCCTGGTCGGATTCGTCTCACGCAACATCGCACAACTGGGCATCCACGTCTTCGAGCGCGACGCCGAGGACGGACGCAACCGAGTCCGTGACAGCCCGCTCGCCGAGCTGCTGCGCGACCCCAACGACGATATGACTCAGTTCGAGCTGATCGAGGCCACCATTGCCTCGCGGATGCTCTACGACGAAACGTATTGGTACGTCGGCCGCGACAACAACGCGCCGACCGGTTGGGTTATCCGGCACATCCCGACGACATGGGTCATCGGCACCATCGGGCAGACGGCATTCAACGTCGCCAAGTACAAGGTCGCGATCCCGGGGACATCTGGGCAGTGGACCGAGATCGACGCCGCCGACATGATCGTGTTCCGCGGCTGGAATCCGGTTGATCCAAGGTCTGGCGTTTCTCCAGTGCATTCGCTGAAAGCGATTCTGGCCGAACAGATCCATGGCCAGGTGTTCCGTGACCAGATGTGGAAGCGCGGCGGCCGGGTCGGCTCGTATCTGACGCGCCCCGCGACGGCGCCGAGCTGGAAGGATGCGGGCCCGGACGGTACTTCGCCCCGCAGTCGATTCATTGAGCAGTGGAAGAACTCGTACGCCGGTGACAACGCATCCAACGCCGGCGGGACGCCGCTGCTTGAGGACGGCATGGAACTCAAGGCAATCGCGTTCAACGCCAAGGAAAACCAGTGGGCCGAGGGCGTGAAGCTGTCGCTGGAGACTTGCGCGCAGGTGTACTTCGTCAACCCCACGATGGTGGGCATTCTCGACAACGCGAACTACGCCAATGTGCGCGAGTTCCGCAAGGCGCTCTACGGGGACAACCTCGGTCCCGAGATCGAGCGGACGGTGCAGCGCATCAACAAGAAGCTGGTGCCGAAGCTGGCCGACCCGCGAAACGTGTACTGCGAGTTCAATCTACAAACGAAGCTCGCTGGCTCGTTCGAAGAGCAGGGCGACATGTTGCAAAAGGCCATCGGTGGCCCGTACATGACGCGCAACGAAGGGCGCGCACGACTGAACATGCCGCGCATCGACGGCGGCGACGAGCTGATCGTCCCGCTGAACGTCACCGCCAACGGTGATCAGAACCCGGTACCCGCAGGCAACGAGCCAACCGACCCGACCGAGGGAGATAAGAGCAATGGCCGCCACACCAACGGACACGATCTGCATGTCCACTTCTGACGAGCTCGCCGCGAAGCTCGGCCCGCACGCCGACGCCGGCACCAAGGCCGTGGTCGTGAAGTTCAAGACCGACGGTCTAGAAGAGGGCGAATTCATCGGATATGCCAGTGTTTTCGGCAACAAGGACAGCTACGGCGATGTGGTGCAGCCAGGCGCGTTCACGAACACGCTGGCCGAATGGAAGGCCAAGGGTGTCCCGATCCCGCTGCTATGGGGCCACAACACCGCCGACCCCGATTTCAATCTCGGCGAGATCATCGAGGCCACCGAGGATGACCGCGGGCTCAAGGTTCATGGTCGGCTCGACATGGAATCGCCCAAGTCGGCGCAGACCTATCGGCTACTCAAGTCGGGCCGGGTCAATCAGATGTCATTCGCCTATCGCGTCGTCGACGGGGCGTATATCCAGCCAGAGGGCGAGGACAAGACCTGGCGGGATGCCTACTACGAGCTGCGTGAACTCGAACTCTACGAGGTGTCCATCGTGCCGATCGGGGCCAATCAGGAGACCGAGATCCTGGCGGTCAAGGCGGCCACCAGTGCCATGGCGGCCAAGGCCGGGCGCGTGCTGTCGGCCAAGAACGGACAGGCGCTGCGCGGTGCGCTTGCTCAGGCCGAAGAGATCGTGACCGCGCTCAAAAGTGTGCTGCCGGAAGAGGGTTCGGCAGACGAAGAAGACCAGGACCAGACCAGCGGTGAGGAACCGCCCGCCGGGGAGCCGAAGGCTTCGCCGGATGTGGCCACGCCGGACCCGTCCGTCTACCTGGCGCTGTTAGCAATCAACGAAGCCTGAAAGGGGCAAATGGGATGAATCCCAAGGAAAAGCTCGCAGCGCTGATCAAGGCGGCGCGCGAGGTGGCCGAGAAGGCCAAGAGCGAGAACCGGGCACTGACACCGGAAGAGCAGACCGACCTCGACGGCAAGATGGGCGAGATCGACCAGCTCAAGTCCGACATCGCCGCCGGCGAGAAGTCGGCCGCGACGCTGGCCGCGCTCGACCGGATGGCCGGCGAGATCCCGGGCGACGTTCAGTCATCCGGCGAAGGGCGCGCGGCGAAGTCCCTCGGCGAGCACTTCGTCAAGCACGCGCACGCGGGAATGCTCGAAAAGAAGGGCCAGTCCAACGTCACCGTCGGTGCGCCCGAGTTCATTGCCTCGAAAGCGGCCACCGACAACCACGTGGTGGGCGGCTGGACGGACGGCATGCCGTATCTGACGGATTTCGACCGGACCGTCGTGCAGGCACCGCGTGTTCGCCTCACGATCGACGACCTGCTGGCGCAGGGCCCGATCTCCGGCAACGCCATCAGCTACCTGGTGGAAGGTGCGCTCGAGGGCGGATTCGCAACCGTGGCCGAGGGTGGAGCGAAGCCGCAGATGCACTTCGTGAACCCCACGCAGAAGACCGACGCGCTCAAGAAGATCGCCGGCTTCATCACGCTCACCGACGAGTTCCTGGAAGACGCCGATTTCCTGAAGACGGAAATCGACACCCGGTTGCTCTATGAGCTTGCCTACATCCAGGAGCAGCAGCTACTCAACGGTGACGGCACCGGTCAGAACCTGCTCGGCGTGCTGAACCGCTCGGGTCTGCAGACCGAGGCATCGGCCGGGCCCGGCGACAACTTCGACGCGGTGTTCCGCGCCATGACGAAGGTCGAAACCAACGCGCAGCTGCCGGTGGATGGTCTGGTGATTCACCCGAACGACTACCAGCGTTTCCGTCTTACCAAGGACGGCAACCAGCAGTACTACGGTGGCGGCCCGTTCGCCGGGCAGTACGCCAACGACGGCCTGGTGCTGCAGCCTCCGCTGTGGGCACAGAAGACCGTCGTCACGCCGGCCATCGCCGAGGGCACTGTGGCGGTCGGTTCGTGGAAGCTGGCGGCGACGGCCTACCGCAAGGGCGGCGTCCGCGTCGAGTCGGCAACCCAGCACGCTTCGAATTTCACCAGCAACCTGGTGACGATCCGTGCCGAGGTGCGTCGCGCACTGGCGGTTCGCAAGCCGCTGGGATTCTGCAAGGTCGCCCTGGACTGGACCCCCTAGTCCGCTTCTCTGATAACCGGTGCGGCGCCGTGGATTACATATCGCGGCGCCGCAACAGTTTCCCGAATCATCAATGATCATCCGAAGGAGAAAGTGATGAAGGAATACACACTGACCACGCGGCACGGCGAGACGACCGTGCAGCTGTCCGACGAAGACGCCGAGGCGTACGGCGATCGCGTCAAGCCCGTCAGCGCGAAGTCCAAGCGCGCGGCGAGCAAGGGGGCCAACCCCGAGAGCAAGACGACGCCGCCGCAGAATGAGGGCGCCGGATCGCCCGCGCCGAGCGCGTAGGTTCGATGCCCGAACTCACACCCGCCGATGTCGAGCAGTACACGCGAAAGCGGCTCGACAAGACGGACGCTGAGACCGAGCGGCTGCTGGCCGCAGGACTGGCCACGGTGCGGCAGTTCTGCGGCTGGCACGTCACCCCGGTTAAGACCGGGCACGAGGTCGAGTTGGACGGGCCCGGCGGGCGCCTGCTGGCCCTTCCCACCCTCAGACTCGTCACACTGACTGAGGTCACCGAAGACGGTAAGACGCTGGATGTTTCGGGCCTGTACGTGTCCAAGCGCGGGCTAGTACGCAAGAAGAGCGGTGGCTTTTGGTCGCCGCATTACGGCGCGATCACCGTGACCATGGACCACGGCATTGAGGACGCGGACGCGTTCAATGCGGCGGTGCTCTCATTCATTGATCGCATGTCGAAAGCCCCGACAGGCGGCGATCCGATAGCGGTGGGGCCATTCCGCTGGGCCGAGCAGAAAACCGTTTCAAGGTCGGCATTCTCCGCTACGGAGCTGGCGATCCTGGAGCAATACCGCCTGGAGAGTCCGGCGTGAGCGAGCAGGTGATCCGCCACCGCGGCGCCGGCCGCGACGAGAACGGTCAGCTGACCCAGGCAACCGACACCGCCCTGACGGCTATCGCCGTGGCACCCGGCAGCGGCTCGCAGACCGGGCAGGGACACCGCCAAGAGCGGGCGCGCAGCGGCGAAGACATCGCGTGCACGGTCTACTTCAACCCCGGTACCGACCTGATCAACAGCGACGAGCTGACGGTGCGCGGCAAGCGCTATCCGATCATCGTCAACGACTGGATGCTCTCGGGGCGTGGTGGCCTGGAGGTGCTGTGCTCCCGGGGGCAAGGCTGATGGCGTTCGAACTCGACCGCGACGGCGGCGCCGAAGTGCTCAAGGAGCTTTCCGCTGCTGCGATCAAGGATCTGGCAGGCCAGATTGCCGACCAGATCGGCCAGGGCGCCAAGGTCAAGATCTACACCACCGACCGCGCCGCGGCTACGGTGAGTGTGCCGGCCGAGATGCAGGCCAAGGATGGCGTGCTCACTCGTGCCGCCGTGGCGGCCGGGCTGGAGGTGCGGCCCAAACCCGCCACCGAGACGCGCAATCGCGGCAAGAGCCGCAAGGCACGGCCAGAGGCGACACCCGCGCAGGCGAAGGCCTCCGGCGACGCAAACGAGGCGTGGGTGGCTGCGCGGCGGGCACAACGCAAGGCGGGCCGGTGACGCTGCCTGCGGTGCGAGAGCCCGTCGACGTTGCGCGGCTGATCAAGGACTGGCTCAAGGCCGATTTGACGGCCCGGTTCCCTGAGCTGTCGGTGCGTCTGGAGCTTCCGGCCAATTGGGCGCTCGGGTCTCCCCCGGTGCTGCTGGTCGCCGATGACGGCGGCACGCTGGACATGTGGCCGGCGGCAACCGACCCCACCATTCGCGTCACGTCATGGACATCGGGCCGCGAGACGAAGTACACCTACGCCGCGATGCCCCGCTTGCTCACCACCCGGATTCCCGGCCTCGCCGCGATCCTGCCCGGCACCGCGTTCCTCGAGGCGCGCGACTCCAAGACCGGCGGTGACCTGATCTCGTTCACCGTGCGCACCCGAGCGCGCACCCGATAACCGCGCAGAACGCGCACCGATCAACCCCGTCAAATCTGGCGGGGTTTCTTGTTGGCCCGCAAGGGCTCTGGAGCCCTTGAAGGAGGGAAACCATGGCAATAAACCCCGACGCCACACTGATCCCGGACCAAGCCGAAGTGTGGATTGTGCTCAAGTCTGCCGTGACTGACATCGCGTCCATGATCCCCGAGACCGCGACTATCGCAGCCGAAGCGCTCGAGGCGATGGGCTGGGAGGAAGTCGGCATTGTCGATGACAAGAAGGGCATCCCGCTCGATCCGTCCGGTGAGGTCAAGGAATACGACGGGTTCGGACACCCCGCGTTTAGGGTGAAGTTCCGCAAGGGCAAGCTCAAGAGCGGTTTCACTGCGCTGGAATGGAATTCGGTCACTCGGAAATTCGTGCTGCCTGGCTCGGCCAGCAACAAGATCGGTATCCCCAAGGACATTCAGGCGTACCTGCTGTATCGGTTCGTCGATGAGGATCGGGCCACGGTGTGGGTGCAGCTGCGCCCGGCGCTGGTTGAACTCAAGGGCCATGGCGGCATCGTCGATGGGGAGTTGTCATGGGCTGAGCTGACGGTGCACCACACCGCCGATGCCAACGGCGACGCGTTCGAGGTCGTCGATGCCAGCGCCGATGATGTCACCAAGACGTTCACCATTGATTCTGGTGTCACGGAGTACACCGTGACCGCCGGCGCCGACACCACGGCCGCTATCACCACCAAGACCGCGACGGCGCTCCGCAATGCCCTGCGCGCGCTCGCGAGCGTGCAGGGGCTGCCCAGCCCCGGCGTGACCGTGACCGGGCCCTCGGGAGGCCCGTTGGTGGCGGTGTTCACAGCCCCGATCACCCCGATCTCTGCGGCCGGCACCGGCGGCACCGTCACCGTCTCGTAGTCGAAAAGCACTCGCCCCGGACGCGAACCGACTCCCGCGCCCGGGGCGGGGCACCACCTCAGCGAGTCGGCCCCTTTCCCCTGTAGCCAAGGAGTCGAACATGACCGCACCACGTAAGAACATTCCCGCCGATGCCCCCAAACCGCAGGACCGCAAAGCCAAGAAGAGCGCGGCGGCACGCAAGGCCGAGGCAGAAGGATTCGCCACCATCGAGCAGTGCGGCGTGACACTGCGATTCCCGACCAAGAACCTCCCCATGAAGGCCGTCCTGCGCTATCAGGGCCTCAACGATGATCTGACGCCCATCGAGCCCAAGCAGATGATTCCGACGATGGGCCTACGGGAGCTGCTGGGCGCCGAACAGTGGTCGGCATTCCTGGCAAAGAACCCCACCATCGAAGATTTCGAGCAGGCCAGCGACAAGATAGGTGAAGTGCTGGGAAACTAGTTAGCCTCTTTCGCCTGCTCGCCGAGCATGGCGATGAGATAGAGGCCGACCTAGCGCAGTACTACAACGGACTCGAACTGACCGATTTGTACCGCGGCACCCTCTCTGTCCGCCGTCTGGGCGTGCTGATTCGTCAGCTGCCGCTGCGATCGCGGTTGGTGACCGCGCTCAACGGCGGTCGCCCCAAATGGACAACCATCGAGCATCTGCTCGCCGACATCTGGGCGGTGCTGGTCAAGCTGCTGGGCGACCCGGACAAGGTGCCCGAGAACATCGACCATCCGGTACGTGCCGAGATGGCGGCAAATGAGAAATCCGAGCACAAGCGGGCGCTCAAGGAGCGCTACCTGAAACGCAAGTCTGACCGGAGACGTTCATGAAACCTGTTGTGGAGGTGATACATACGTGACGACCATCGGGTACGCGACACTCCAGATCATCCCGGCACTGCGGGGCGTGACCGAGGCGATCGACCAGCAGATTGACGGCAAGGTCGTCAACGTCTCTATCACGCCCAAGGTTGATCAGAAGGCCGCCGACACCGCGGGCAAGCAGGTCAAGGACACCATCGAGAAGCAGACCACCGATGTTGCGGTCAAGCCCAAGGTCGACCAGCCCGCCGCGGAGACCGCCGGCAAGCAGGCCAAAGAGACGGTCGAAAAGCACACCGGCGATGTCAAGGTCACCCCGAAAATCGAATCCGCGGCGATGGTCAACGCGGGCGCGGAGGCGGGCGCGCGGGCGGGCCGCGCCATCGGCGAGCAGATCGCCAACACCATCCCGACCGGAATGGGCGGCATCGGTGGAACCGTCGGCAACGTGCTGCGTAGCGCTCTACCGGGCCTGGGGTCAGTGGTGGGCGCGGGCACCGGCGCGGCGATCGTGACGGCGATCCTCGATAAGGTCAGCAAAGGCAACTACACCAAGGCCGGTGAGTCCATCAAGCACAGCCTTGTTGGCGCGGTGGACAAGGCCAACGTCGGCGCCGATATTGCTGTCCGGCTGGGTAATTCGCTCTCTGGAGGCCTATCCAAGGCGTCCGACAAGATCACCGCCGTCACCGGCTCGATCACCGGCAGGATCAGTGAAGTCGGCAATGCGCTGACCACCACCAAGGAACTGATCGGCGGGGACGACGCCTGGGGTGCAGGGGCGATCGACACACTGAACAACGCCCTGGGCACGGCAACCCCACTGCTGGAGGGGATGAACGCTGCCGCGGTGCTGGCCTCTGCTGGGGCGAACGCGATCGCGTTGGGCACCAAGGCCGCTGCTGCTGCGCAACGGTTGTGGAACCTAGCGATGACTGCCAACCCCATTGGCTTGGTGGTGACGGCTATTGCCGCATTGGCAGCTGGAATCATCTACGCGTACAACCACTCTGAAACCTTCCGCAAGATCGTTGACGCCGCCTGGGCGGCGATCAAGGTTGCCGCCGAGGCGGTCGTGAAATGGTTTATGGACACCGCATGGCCGCTGCTCAAGCGGGTGTGGGAAGGCATCGGCGAGGGCTGGAGTTGGCTGGTCACCAAGGCTGGCGAGGTCTGGACTGGCGTCAAGGAGAAGTTCACGGCGATAGTCGATTTCGTCAAAGGACTGCCGGGTGCTATCACCAACGCGGCCAAGGGTATGTGGGACGGGCTTAAGAACGGCCTGGTGGCGGTGCTCAACTGGATCGGCGATAAGTGGAATGCGGTCGCCGACACGCTGTCTATCGAGGTCGGTGGCACCAAGATCAGCGCGATACCACACATGCCCAAGTTCGACGGTGGCGGCTACACCGGCAACGTGCCGGCCCAGCAGATCGCGGGCGTGGTTCACGGCGACGAGTTCGTGATCAAGTCCAAGTCGCGCAAGGGGATTGAGAATGCCTACCCCGGCCTGCTGGACTACCTGAACAACCAGGGCAAGTTGCCCGGATATGCACAGGGCGGGTTGGTCAAGGGCACTGCCGAACTCAGTGACATCATCTCGCAGCAGTTCAGACCGTCCGGCGGCATCGGCGGATATCGTTCTCCCGACGGCAAATTCAACGAGCACTCAACAGGCCGTGCCCTGGATGTAATGGTTGGCAACGACAAGGCCAAGGGTGATGCGGTCAAGGACTTCGTGTTATCGAATGCCGCGGCTATCGATCTGAAGTGGGCGATCTGGCGCCAACACCTGTACTACCCGGGTGGTGGCGGGTACGACATGGAGGATCGGGGCTCGCCGACCGATAACCATATGGATCACGTGCACATCTTCTCGGGTCCAGGTATCGCCAATGGCCTTCTCGGGTCGCTGCAGTCCAAGACCGCCGCGGCGGTTAACGCTGGGACTAAGGCTTCCGGCCCGCCAGTCGGTGATGCTCCCGGCGGTTCCCTTGGCGCGGAGGCGGTGAGCGCTGCCGCGCCGGGTGGTGGCTCGTCGTCCACCGGCGGCGGGTTCAATCTGCCGTCATCCCTCTCCGGGCTCTCGGGGATCGGGCTGGCCGGTATGGGCGTCACAACGCAGGTGCCCGGTCAGCCAGAGCGCACATTCGAGTTCGGCAACGCAGCTGCCGCGGCGGTCGGCGGACAGGTGTCCTCGGCGCTCGGAGTGCTCGGTGTTGGCGATTCGCCGGGCTGGCTCAAGGGAATCTCTCAATTCGTCAGCGGCATATCCGTCGGTGGTGGCGGTTCCGGTGGTGGCCTTGGCGGCGCACCCGAGGGAGCAGGCCCCGGCGCCAGATTCGGCGGCGCGACCCCCATTGCCGCGTCGGCCGCTGTGCCGGCGCCCGCAGCGCTTCCCGCGGGGGCGGCTCACGGCACGCAGGCCGGGGCACGGCCGGGGCCGGTGTTCAACACCACGATCAGCGCGTTCGACACCACTGACGCGGTAGCGATGTGGGATCGCAGGAAAAACGAAATTGCGGCAGCGAGATTGGATAGGTACTGATGGCGGTCGCGACGATCACGCTGGAATCGTCCAACGGTGACTCGGTGGTGGTGTCCGCACCCAACGATGAGTACCTGCTCGATGACATCGTGCTCGACACTGATCCGAAGGGTATGTACGACACCGGGTTTACGATGCGCACCCAGTCGGGAGCATTCCAGCCCGGCGGGCGGCCGGTCGGCGAAGAGGTACCGATCCGCAATCCGATTCTGCCGTTCTGGCTGACCCCAGCGTCCCGCCCTCGGTTTCAAAAGCTCTGGGGCACTCCGTACAACCTGCGCAAGGTCAAGTGCACATGGGACGGACCTTCGGGCCCGCGTTTCCTGTATTTGAAGCTGGCCAAGGAGATTCAGTACACGACCGAGGATGGTTTCGACGCTGATATCGACAAGGTCTATCACGCGGTGGTCTCCGCGCACGCGTACAACCCGATGTACGAGGGCGTCGAGGATGTTGCCGATTGGGTCAATCCGGGCAACTTCACCGTCTATCTCGCTGCCACATCTGGAACCTTCAAGCTGGGGTACGGCCCTGCCGGTGCGGCCGTCCTCACCGAGCCGATTCCATACGACGCTGACGCCGCAACCGTGCAAGCCGCACTGGAGGCGCTGTCAACCATCGGGGCCGGAAATGTCACCGTGACCGGCGATCCCGGTCGCTGGACCGTTCGCACACCGGCAACCTGCCCCGGAATGCTCACGGTTGATGGGACATCACTTGCGCCGCTGTCGTTCTCCATCACCCTGGGCACCCTGTCCTACACGATCACCATCGGCGGCCAGACTACTGCGCCCATCGCATTCACTTCGTCAGCCTCGACGCTACGGCAAGCCATCGAGCAGCTTTCCAACATCGGCACCGGTGGGGTCACGGTGACCGCCACATTGTTCGGGTTCGCGCTGTCCTTCATGACCGGGCCGCTGAATGGATTCCTAGTCGCGTTGTTCACCGGGAAGTCCACGGCGGGCATCCACATCGCCCGCGTGGTGACCAACCCGAACACCGGGTATTTCGACGTATGGAACCCCACTGATCAAGACCTCTGGCCCGAATGGGAACTCGACCCCGCCATTCAGTGGCAGTTCCCAGACTTCGCGTTCGGGCAGGAACGTAAGTGGAACCGCCCGGTGGGCGCGGATGCGGCACGCATGATCGTCACTCCACAGCTGACCCAGATGCTGTCCGTGATGTCTGACCCGTTTATGGACACCTACCTCAGCGCCGATCTGTCGAATGCGGCGGGCCTGTTCAACGGGGTGGAACCGCTCTACCCGGTGCCCCAGTACACCGGCACCGCCGATGATCCGGTGGTGGTGCCGGTCGTGTGCCAGGGCCCTTCGGGAGCGAAGGCCACCTTGCGGCAGCGTCGTTTCTGGTCGGCGGAAAGCGGACTTGAGGCGTGAGGGTCAACGCGGTCGCCTTGCACCTTGTGCCCGGCACACCCGAAACGGGACTGTGGTGCGAAATCTGCCTGCTGCCAAGCCGGTACGAGGTGGCGATATACGCGCTGGTCGGTGACAGTGCGCCGATCCACGTCGGTACCTTCCACGGCTGCGACGGGCACCAAGCATGACCGTCGCGACGTTCGCTGAGCCGTTCACCGGCACCGATCACGACGACTTCGCGGCGTGGGCGCGGGAGGTGCGCGAGTATCGCATTGAGCGCGCCTACGACCCGCCGCACATCGAGCTTTACGACGGCGATTGGGTCTATCGCGGCACGGTGCGCGGCGAACTGGGCGGGCGGGTCAATCCGATCGTCAACCAGACCGGGACCATTTCGCTGCGCCTACCTATCGATCTCGACGACCGCCGGGGTACGTGGCCGGCGTTCTGGGCGCTCGACGAAGAGGCGCGCGGCACCAGCAATATCCACGTGATCGTCGAGACCATGGGCGCCCGCATCGGCGGCCGGATGAAGGCCAAAGACGGTGTGCATATTGAGCGTGGGGCCACCGGAGACGTGGTGGTCATCGACTTTCTGGACGATATCGAAGAGCTGAAATTCGTTCATACAGCGGGCAATCCGTTCCTACCGTTGTCACTCATCCAGCAGCCGAAGGCGTGGATGCTGCTCGCGCAGGCTGATCACGGGATCTTGCTGACAATGGCGGCGAATCTACTTCGGTTGCAGCTGACCAACATTGACATCGGCACCCTGTTCAAACTGCTCGACCCGGCCAACTGGAACATTCCCGAGCTGGTCGACACATTCCTCAACATCTGGCAGCAGTCGCAAATCGTCATCGTGCCACGCACGTTCGGCGATTCGGTGGCCCCGCTGTCGCTGGTCGTCGGCAGCATCAAGACATCGATTTTCGATGTTGCCGCGCCGATCATGGAAGACGCAGAGCTGCAATGGGATCTGAGGCGCTGGAAGACCGGCGACCCCGAACCGTGGCCTGGCGCAGGCACCAACTGGCGCAACGGCACCCTGTTCGTCCGCATCGTCGACAAGTCAGGGTTCCGCACCGGCACATCCATCGGCGGCAACCTGGCCACGGGCCTGACCCGAACAATCGCCGATGTGCTGTCGAACCATGTCGAGGACAGCTACGACCTGTTCACCGGGGAGACCATCGACGAGACCGGCTACCGGCTGCCCGGCATCCTCGGCACGCAGGCCGCGCACCCCTACGTGGTGTACCGGGACGGCGATATCACCGGCATTCAAACATCGAACTTCTCGCGTTCGCCCGGTGGTGCGGGTCGCATTACCGTGGGCGGCCAGTCCATGCCAGGTGTCAACGAACTGATAAGTGCCGCAATACAATACGGCGGCGATGTGCTCGGCGACAACATTTCGGCGGCGATCAGCGCGGGCGTCGGGTTCACGGTGTCGGTCGGCTCCCTCGGCGGTGCGATCGATTCGTTCCTCAACCCGATCTACCGAGATTCGATCCTTGCGCACATGTCGGTTCCGCTGCTGCTGCGGACAAGCCGTCAGGGGTGGGGTCATTACCTGGAGACCACCAGCATCAACGTCACCCAGGCATTCACCGCGGCGAGCGTGATGGACCTGCGCAGGCGCCGGCGTGAGACCGACCCTGACACCTCGTTCACGCTGACCGTCGCCAACGCTGCGCCGTGGCTGATCGGGGACAACGGTTTCGGGCACTGGTGGAACGGTGATCGGGTCGGCGGCACCAGCAAGTACCTGATGCCGCGGGTGTTCGTGCGCCGCTGCCGCTCCCTGGACATCACCTGGGGTCAGGGCAGGGCGCTGGCAGTCGAGGGCACATTCGGGGACACCCGCCAGGAAAAGGACGCGATCGAGCGTATGGCCGAACTGATGAGCCGCACCATGAGCGGCCTACAACAGATAGGACTGTGGTGACAGAGGGTATCTCGCCCGAAGAGGCAAAAGCACTGGCCGACAAGGTTGTCGAGTCCGAGTTCATCCCGAAGAAGATCCCGGCCGCCGACGACATCGACGGCCAGGTCAAGGCTGTTGGTGGCGCGCTGGCCTCGGCATTGCTGACCGCGACGGAAATGCCGCTGCATGTGTTGCAACCGTGGGTCGCTGACTTGTCGGCCCAGCTGGTAGCACTCGGAATCCGCCAGACCGAGCATGTCGACCCCACCGCGGTGCACGCGCCGGCCTGGATCACCGATGGGGTACGCCAGGAATCGATCAAGCTGCCCGAGCAACCCCAGCACACCGAAGCCGATCCGCATGTGGAGATGACCGCCACCGCGCCCAAGTGCCCCAAGCGCATACCCAAGGCAGCCCGGGCGGTACGGCGATGACCACACCCGGCGGTGTGCCCAACCTTCCCGTTGGCGCACTGACAGTCGAGACCCTGGCCGAGAAGCTACAGGACTTGACGCCCGCGACGATGCGCAACCGCGCCGCCGAACGCATGCCCGGCACGTTCCACAGCTCCACCGGCGGTGACCCGCTGCAAGACCTGACGCCGTTCGGGATCTTGACGAAGCTGTTCGCCGGATTCAATTCCCACGTCGCCAACGCCGACCCGAACGACATCCAGGGCCCCGAAGACCTGCCCGGCCTACTGGTCGACTTCATCGAAAGCCTGCCCGTCATCGGACAGTTCGTCGGCCTGGCCGAGGCGATCATGGGCACCTACGACGGCGACGACGAAACGCTGCTGGCGATTCAACAGATCTTCATGCCGATACGCCGACTGCTCCAGCTCGCCTCGGGACAGGACGTTGGCTGGCCCACCCTAGAAGAGATTGAAGAGGGTTGGGAGGATCTGTTTGCTGCCATAGCCAAGGCGGCCAGTCAGTTCTTTAAGGGCGTAATCCCGGTGTCGTGGATCGCCGATGTGATCGAGGATCTGATTCAAGGCGCTGGCCAGTTCTTGAATCCAGGTGCCATCGCCGACAACCCGTTCCTGCATTGGGACCCGAATACGCCAGGCAAAGACTCGGGATTCTCCGGGAAGATGACGGCCGACGGGACGTGGCAATCGGTGCGCGGCGAAATTTTCGATGTAGCCCCCAAGCAAGTAGTGAAGCTGCCGGCGGCAACGAAGTGGTCGGGCGTAACCGCCGCGCCAGGTTCGAATCCGATCAAGGTCGGGTTCGTAGCATGGGACGCCGCCGGTAACGCCCTGCCCGATGTCATCACCGGACAGGTTCAACCCGGTACCGCGTCGGCGCCGTGGCAGGTCATACCAACTACTGATTGGGTTGTGCCCGAGGGGGTTGCGCGCGCGGCAACGATGGTGACGCTCGATGCCGGGGCATTGTCCGGCGATGTGTGGTTCTCGAATATCTCGAGCTATATGGCGAACAAGATGGCGCCCGACTTGCTTAAGAGCATCGTCGAGGGCGGGCAGGATTTCGCCAGGGATGTGCAGAACGGCTGGGATGCGTTCTGGAACGGGGTTTTTGGTGCCAACGCCACCGGCAAGACCCCCGATGATGTCAAGGCCGCTTCGGCACATGTCACCGCGGTCGCCAGCGACGCGAACGCTGCGGCGCAGTTCGCATCCTCGATGGTGATCCGGCCACGTCGCAGCCCCCGCTGGATGTCGACCGGCACCCACGACGACGTGTCCTTCCCGATCGCGATGGCGCAAACGATGTTCACCCCGGCGTTGGGGGACATCACCTACATTCCGATCACCCCGGACACCGATCGCGTCTACAAGGCCCTCAAGTTCGGGCTGGTCGGCAACGCGATGACCAACCTCTACGTCGGGGTGTACAAGATCGAATACAACGGAACACTCACCCGGGCGGTCTATCTCGGCGATATGAAGTCCGCGCTGACCGCCTCGAAAGTGCAGACATTCGCCATTCCCGGCGGCGTGTCAGTCGGCCGCGGCGAAACCGTGTATCTGGCCGTACGCCAGGTTGGCGGCACCGCTGGGCAGATGTTCACCACACCCTCGCTGCTACAGGTGACCGAGGTGGTGCAGCCGGTCCCGACCTACATCACCGAGAAGAACAACACCGGTTCCGGTCTGCCCAAAACCATCTCGGGGGCGATCGTGCGGTCGGAGTCCGCGCCGGCGTGGGGTGCACTCGGAGAGACCCTGTTGGATTCACCGTGGACGGACTACACCGCGCCGGGCTGGTACACCTACCTGTTCGGCGCCGAGTCACGGTACGTCTACATCGCGGGCTCCAGCGCCGGTGGTGGCGGCGGCGGTGGCGACGGCGGCTGGGACAAGCCAGGCGAGGGCGGCCGGCGCGGCACCTGGTCGGCGCTGAGTCTGGAGCGCGGTGTCGGGATTCCCTGGGACGTGCCCGGTTTGGATGTGTACGTTCCGGCACCGGGCGCGGGCTCGCCGAGCCGGGAAACCAACGGCAGCCCCGGTGAGGCGTTGATTGTGCGGCTGTCGACCGCGCCAGGCACCGTCCTGTTGAACATTCCCGGCGGCAACGGCGGGCGCCTGGCCTACGGCGGGTTCTTCAACCGCGATCCCGTTGGCGAGGCGCAGACCAATTACCCGTTCTTCGGGCGCTTGTTCGTCGGCGGCTTGGCAGCACCGAAAGACACCAACGGCAACAGCCCCGGCGGCGGCGGCGGTGGTGGTGACGGTGGTTTCGGCGGCAACGCGCGGGCGGGCCGTCCGGGCGGGGCTGGATTCTGCGCGATAAGGACGGCGTGATGACCACAACGACTGCACGAACCGGGGGCAAATGGTATGGCCGATTCCGCATCACACCCACGAGCGTTGCGTCACGCGTCGCCGTCGGTACCCCGAGCTTGATTGCGATCGTCGCCCCGGCCAGCGTCCCGTCACGTGCCGCGGTAGGCACCCCTACCGCCCCTACCGTCACCGTCGGGCCGGTCACTATCGCCCCGACCGGCGTGCCTTCGCGGGTGGCGGTCGGTACCCCGAGCCTGGCGCAGGTCATCAAACCTGCCGCCGTACCCTCCCGCGCCGCGGTGGGCACCCCGAGCGTTGCCTACGTGGTCAAGCCGACCGCGGTCCCGTCACGGGCTGCTGTCGGAACCCCGACCCTGATACCGGGCCCGGTCACCATCGCGCCCGCCAGTGTTGCCTCACGGGTGGCTGTCGGCACGCCGACGATCACTCAGCCCGCCTCGGTCAACTACAACACCCAAGGCGTCGGCACCGAAACAACATCGAACCCGGCGACCTGCACGATCAACCCGAACACAGGCGACGACGTGCTGGTGTTCTACTCGCTGGGCAGCGGCGACGTCGCCGGCGCCACCTATGGCGCAACCAACCTGCCGATGAACTGCGCCGGGAAAGCACGCTCAAACGGTGTGCTGATCGCCTGCTACATCATCGAGAACGTCGCCGCCGGCAGCGCCACGATCAACATCTCCAAGACCGGCTCGAGCTGGGGACAGGCCGTCGCCGTCTCCTACGCCGGCGCGCAAGGCTATCGGCCCGCGAAATCCGCTGTCGGCAACGGAACATCGTTCTCCCTGCCCGTCGCCGTGCCGCTCAACGGGCGCACCGTGCACGCGTTCACCCCCGGCCAGAACAGCACCACCTTGTCGGCGCTGTCCGGTGGCACCAGCCGCTACCTCGACAACGTGGGGTTCTTGACCCAATCGGTGCGTGACGCCGACGCGGCCACAACATTCGGTGGCACGCTCAGCGCGACCCGCGACTGGGCCGCACTCGGCGTCCCCCTGTGCGCGGTAGCACCCACGGGCCCGATTCCGAAGTACAGCACCGGCACGGACGCCGACGGCATCAACGGCACCAAGACATTCGACGTCTACACCGCAGTCGGCGATTACGTGTACGCGATCGTCGGACAAACCGGGCCGGGCGATCCCTCCGCGGTCACCTGCTCCGGTACCGCCATGACGCTGCTCGACACCCTGACCTGGAACGCCGGATCTGCCACGGGATTCATCAAGATCTACCGCAGCGCCGCTGCGATGGCCTCGGCCGGCGCGAAAACCGTGTCGATCACCGCCACCGGCGGCAACTGGTGGCGTGCCTTCGGATTGGCAGTATCCGGGGTTACCGCGCCTTCGGGCACCGTCACCAAGACCTCGGCAACCTCATCGCAACCCACACAGTCCGTCACCTGCGCAGCCGACCAACTGATCTTGCAGATATTCATCACCAGCGCAGCGGCGACCGGGACCGCGGGCGGGGCGGCTCTGTGGCTGACGCCCGCGGCCGGGCAGGTCTTCATGACCGTCAATGTTGCCGACGAGTCAACAACTTTCACCATCGCCAACACCTCCGTGAACTGGGGCGCGGCAGCCGTCGTCCTGAGTTGACACAACCAGAAAGAGAGAAATATCCAAATGGCAAACATCATGTACGACAAGGCATATGAGGCATTCGGCAACGCGCAAATCAACTGGCTTGCCGACACCATCAAGGTCGTTCTGGTGGACACCGGCACCTACACCCTGAACGCGGCCACCCACGAATTCCTCTCGGATATCCCCTCCGGTGCTCGTATCGCCACCTCGGCCGCGCTCACCGGCAAGGCGAACGTGCTCGGCGTGCTCGATGCCAACGATTCCTCATGGCCGGGAGTGACCGGTCTCAGCGGTGAAGCGGTCGTGATCTTCAAAGACACCGGCACGGTAGGAACCTCCCGGCTGATCTTCTACCTAGACACCGCCTCAGGTCTCCCCGTGACACCCAACGGCGGCGACATCAACATCAAATGGAACGACGGCCCCGACAAGATTGGCCGACTCTAATGCCCGTAGTAAGGGTCATCGCGCTATGCCTGGCGCTCGCCGGGGCCACCGGAATTGCGACATTCGTTGTCGTAACCCGCTTTGCACCCGGCGAGCGGCCGCACGACCCCCGTATCACACACGGCCGGTTCGGGTGGTGACTATGACCACCAAAGGCCAAGTAGCCCAACTCATCGTCGCCGAAGCCAAGGCGCGCGGATACGCCCGTGATGAGTGCCTTGCCGTGAAGTCCACGCTCTACCAAGAATCCGCATGGGACGAGACGGTATGGGACCCGAGGTACACCACATTCGGTGTCGCACAACAAGACGCCAGCTACCCAGACCGATTCAAGGGCGCAGCGGCACAGGTCAAGGGGTTCTTCGACAAACTCGACATCTGGCGACGCAAGCCCGGGGCGAGCTCGGACATCTGGCTCAACATCGCGTGGATGCAACAGGCCCCGAACTGGCCGAGTGCGCAGTACTGGTACGAGCACGGCCGTCGCGCCTACCTCACCGAAATCAAGTCCCGCATCGCCACTGTCACCCCCTACCTGGATAAGTACTGGCCCACCACTGGAGGGAATACCACTGTGCCTGCACCGCAATTCGACTACGGCATCACCAAAGTGATGCACGGGTTCAACCCGAACACCCCCGATGACGCCACCGGCAACAGCAACGGCCCGCGCGCTCAGACCCTCTACGTCGTGCTCCACACCCAGCAGGCCAAGGCCAGCGCCGTGGAGCTGGCCAACTTCACTAACAACAGCTGGAAAACCCAGCCCGACAACCCGGTCTCCTACAACCTGGCTGTCGACGACAAGGACACCATCGAGACCGTCCCCGTCACCGAAGGGCCTTGGGCCGCAGCCGATGCCAACAGCATCGCAGTGCACATCTGTTTCGCCGGTAGCTTCGCCGAATGGCTGGCCGGAAAGTGGCTTGAGACCGACGCCAGCGATGGCCTCAACGAGGACGCCATGCTCACCCGTGGCGCCAAAGCCGTCGCGGCGGCGTGCCTGCAATTCGGTATCCCAGCTGTCTATGCCGGTGACGGCGGTGTGTCCGGGTGGCCGATCCTGCCCAAGGGAATCGTCGGACACCGCGACTTCGGACGGCGCGGCGGCGGGCACACCGACCCCGGCAACGGATTCCCGATGGACGAGTTTCTGCGCCGCGTCCGCTTGTTCCTGTCGCCGGCCGCGCCCAGCCAGCCAGCGCCCAAGGTGTTCCCGGGCGACTACACCGACCGCGAGCTATGGGAGTACATCGCCGCCCAGACGGGCCCCGGCCTCGAGGTGTGGGGCGAGGATGGCGACCTTGGACGCAACGCGCAGGGGCAGCGCCGCACGCTGCGCGCCGGCCTGGCCGCCCTCATGCGGAAGGTCGGTGCGTGATGACCTGGCAACAGCCGCAACTGGCCGATCCGCCCATGGGGCCGACCGATGAGATCCGCAAGCTACAGCACCGGCTGCTGTTCGCCTACCCGGGCCGCTCGGATGCACACAACCTCGGTGTCATCGAATCGGGTGTTTTCGACCCGGCCACCGACCGCGCACTGCGGAACATGCAGGAATACCTGGCCGCCACCGAGGACGGGAAATACAACAGCAAGCCCGGGGTACTGACCTACGTCTGCAAGACCCGGCTTGGCGTCGTGCTCGCAGCTCCCAAGGCGCCGGCGAAGCGGTTCGTGCAGCAGGGCGTCGGGTTCTCCACCGATGCGTTCCTGATGGGCGATCCCACCCACTCCTACGTCGATGCCCGCACCGAGGGCAGCGCCGAGCTGTTACGGCTGGCGCTGCCTATGGTCGGGGTGCCGAAGATCTGGATCGGCTACAGCATGGGCGATGACGTGGTGAACACGGCGCTGCTGCAATGGCCCGAGGATCGGCGCGACGAAATCAAGCTCGTCATCGGTTTCGGTGGCCCATCACGACGACCCGGCCGAACCCTGCTCGGCAACGACCCGGGCGGGCAAGGCATCTCCGGGGTGTTCGGCCCCGACTGGGCAGTCCCGATCACCTACCAGTTCACCCACGACGGCGACATGTACGCCAACGCTGTCGGGCTGCTGCCGTGGCTGTACCAGATCCTCACCCGCATGGAAATCTCGCTCGACTTCGCGGCCTACCTGTTCAACCTGTTCGTCTCGACGGTTGGCCGCCAGCTACTCGGGTTGGTGGCTTCGGCGCTCCCCGGGGCGGGTGCACTCTCGGCGGTGGCATCCCTGGTCACCACAGGGCCGGCCAACCAGGTCGGCGGTCAGATACTCGATGTGATGAAACTGTTCGCGCTGCTGCCGCAGATCATCCAAACAATCGCCGCCGCAATCAAATTCGTACAGACCAACGCGCACTACCACTACCACGACCAGCCCGAGACTTTCTGGCGTGGCCTGACTGCCGTGGACTGCGCAGCGCAGATCATCACCGAGAAAGTCCCCACTGCAACGGTATTCACCGTTCCCGGGACGGTCTCATGGTGGAACGACGGCCCGCCGGCCTGGACCGCCTGGAAACTCCCGTAACCCCAAGTAGTCCACCCAAAACCCCAGCACAACGGTAGTGGTGGACGAAATAGCCGAAAACATACCGGGATCTATACCGGGCCACCCATGACCTGCACTGTTTCCGGTTTTGAACACGAAAATGAGAGGACAACCAACCATGCCCAACGACAACGTACGCCTGGCAATCCACGCTGCGAGTCTGCTCGTCTTCATTATCGCCGTAGCGGTGCTCGTCGCTCTCGACAAGCTCCAGAGCGGCGACGGCCTGACATGGATCGTCACCGGCGCCGGCCTGATCACCGCCGGGCTGTCCACAACCAAGATGATCCAAGACCGGCGCAGCGGCTCTGACGGCCAGTGATCACAACCGCGCTGGGTCCGATGTCGGTGCTGCTCGATAGCCCCGATGACTATCTTTGGGCATCCCTGGTCGGCCTGTGCGTCATCTCCATCATGTTCGGCTGGCTGGTGCCCCGGTGGGTGTACAAACAGACGATCGCCGACAAGGACGAACAGATCCGCGAGCTGCGCAAGGCTCACGAGGCCGACCGCGAATCCATTGCCAAGCTGGCCACGTCATCGTCGGTGACCGCCAAGGTGGTTGAACAGATCAGCGAGGCAACGTGATCCGGCCGTGGTGGTGCGGGCGCCGTGCCGGGAAGCGGCGCGAAGAGATCGAGCGGGACGCCGCGACCCGCCGCGAGGCCGAGTTCACGCTGGAGGTCGTCGACGCACTCGCCGCCAAACTGGCCGAGCAGGACCGCCGCAACCACTTCGCCGAAGCTGTCGAACGATCAATGCGCAGAAAGTATGGAACCACATGAGAATCCGCCGGACCTGGCTACATTTGGCTGCCACTGTGGCGGTGACCGCCATCGTCTCGCTGGCCGCCCCGTGGGGTATCGGCGTTGCCATGACGGCCGCTGCGGTGTGCGCGTGGACGTTCGTCGGGCTGTACGTCACCCGCTCGAATTGGCGCGCGGAAACCATCGGCAAGGTCATGGTGCTGACGAACGTGTTCCTGGCATGCGTGCTCACTCAAGCCGCCTTGTCGCAGTGGACCGACCGCGACTACCCCTATCGCGAGCACGTCCGAATCATCATGCACTCAGCACTGGCCTACGGCATCGTCTGGAAAATCGTGATACTCCTGCGCGCCCAACGAAACCCGCCACCGGACCGATAGCCTCACCGGCAGTTAGTGAGAGTGCCCCTCATCCCGACCCGGCGAGGGGCACTATTTGTGGTTACCGACCCGGCGAGGGGCACTATTTGTGGTTACCGACCCGGCGAGGGGCACTATTTGTGGTTAAGGCACGTAGCCCGGGCCGTAGTGCTCGGTGCCGGGCGGGGTTGCTGATTGCACGATGAGGAACACGACGAGAGCGACAACAGCGACGCCGGCCGCGATGAGCGCTCCATATGCGAATGGCCGTGTCTTCGGTGAGATCGCGGTGACTGCGCCAATCAGCAGTGGCGCTACCGGGGTGAGTGCGAATAGCAGCGGATATGACGCCAACGACAGCAGCCCGATAACGAAACCGGCGAGCATGAGCTTTCGATCGTGGGTCACGGTCACCTCATCGGGGCGGTAGGAACGTTGTCGATCGGTCCGAGCTGCACGGAATCGACACGGATACTGGTCAGGTCCGGCGGGAAGATCTTGAAGCCGTCGACATGGAACTGATCGAGCAGGGCAGGGTTGCCGAATTCATGGTCGCCCATCAACTGTACGAGCGGCCCCTGTTCGTCGTAGCCGTAGCTCGGCATGTACTGGTAGATGGCTTGGCCGTTGCCGTACACCTCGTAGGCGGGGAAGTCGGACATGTGGCCGCCGATCTGGTAGCCGCCGTTATCGCCCGGCTTGACCACCATTTCGCCCGCGACGCTGTGCATCGACAGCTTGCCCATGTCCGCGCCGCCCGGCAGAAAGCCGTCGGCCATATCCCATTTGACGTTTACCGCGCCGCCTGGCCCCTGTACTACAGACACGTCGGGCTTGTGCACCGCGACATTCCCGGATTCGACGGAGACAGAAGGGTTATCGCGGGCCACTACCAGCCCGTTCTCGTAGTCGATCAGTAGGTTTCCGCGCGCCTGCTCAGGTAGCGCGTTCGGATTGAACCCGCGGTTATCGCCCTTGTCGTGGCCAAAGTTCCAGACCCGTTGCCCGGGAATGAATGCGTTGACCTGGACAACCCCCTTGCCCGGTTGGGGGTCGATCTTCGCGGCGGTGACCTCGGACATGACGCCCTTGTATTTCGGGTCGTAGTTGTGAGCGTCGAGCATGGCGGCCGTCTGCCAGTCGGCGGGAGTCGTTGGCGCTCTTTTGAACACCTCGCGGAATGCGAATTCCTGGTTTTCGCGGGGCGACTTAATGCGGTCCAGCTCGCCGAGTATCCCGGTCATCGACATCGGGAGTGACGATGGTTTCTCGTCACCGTCTGCGAGATTGACGGCGTGCGTCAGGGTGGCATCGGCGGCGTCACCGTCGGCCACGGCTCGCTTGATCGCGCCGGTCAGCTCTGCCGCCTGCTGAGCCGCTTCCGGCTTGTCCGACAGCGGTTTTACCGCTCCGGTGGCGTAGTCGATCGAGAACTTGCCTTGTGCCTCGTTCTCGATCTTGCTCAGCTTGGCTTTGGCCGCCTCGAACTCGTCGGCCGCCTCGCGCATCTTGGCGGCCGCGGCCTGGCGCCCTTCGGAGTGGGTGCCGATGAGCTTGCCGAAGACTCCGAGCTCGGTGTCGGCGGTGGTGGCAGCGACCCCGGTCCAGTTGCCGACATGGGGCAGGTTGGGGAACGAGTTCTTGATATCGCTGAGCGAGGCCGCTTGCTTCTCCAGCGCCGCGGCGACATCGCGGATCATCTGGACATCGACCTTCTTGAGATCCGCGGGGGTGAGTGACATCTACATCACCGATGCGTCGGGATAGAGGCGAGTCTGAAAGATGTTGATCTTCGATTGCTCGTCGGTGGTCGTGAATGCATGCCCACACGTGTCGAACGCGTCTCGATAGTGGGTCAGCTCGTTCTCGATATGCCGGGATTGCGCCGCCCAATCGGTCATCTTTGCCCGCAGCGCCGCAGCCGACGAGCCAACCCACCCGGTAGACGCAGCCTCGATCGCTGCGTTGGTAGCCGCGTGGGTCTCGATGTGCTCAACCCGGTGCATGTCCATGCGATCGGCTGACATCCGTAGACGCTCGGGCTCGACGCTCATTGCGCCCATGTCGTACCCCCTCGGTGGTAGCTGAGTGGACTATACGATAGGCCGGTTCTAGCGGCCACGGGTTGCCAGCTCGGGGCATTCAGACATGACTTCCCGATCGACGGCAGCTTTCGCGGCGGTGTAGTTGGGATAGATCGGCTGATCTTCTGAGAACATCAAGGCCACGTCGACGGGAGCCATCCCCGGGTACGTGCGCAACGTGTCGCACACGACCCCCGCTGGTCGAGGGTCTGCGTGCACGATTGGAGCGCAGGCGACCACAATCACGACGAGCGCTGGAATCACCCTCATTCGATGTGCCCCGGCTCGCCAGGAGGGATTGTGTCAGCGGTGACGGTGTAGGTCTCGATCCCGCTCCGCTCGGCGGGGATCACGTCATGCGCCCACTGGGGGCAGCCACCGTAGTAGTAGACACCGCCGCAACTGCTGTGGACATATTGCGGGTGCCAGTACCGGCGCGCTCGCTCCCATGATCCGTCCGGGTTGATCGGCCCGTCGCACATCTCGAGAATCTGCGGATTGAGGCCGAAGAGCGGCACGCGCGCACAGCCGGGTGGTGGTGGGTCAGCATTGGCCGACGGGCTGAACATCAACGCCGCGCAAATGGCGACCACAACCCCCGTGATCTTGTTCATGCGCGGATCGTACTGCGATCTACTCAGCTACCTGCCAGGAATGCCACCAGTCGGTCCACCTTGTCGATCCCTGCGAAGTGCCGGGGTACGCGCCGGCAGTCTTGACCGTCAGCCCACAAGATCACGCCGGTGTGCGCGTACATGACGGATACCCACGACGCGGTGCCGGGGCGGCGATAGACGAGTTCACCGTCATCGCCGCCGACGGCGATCCAGCCATGCACGCGTGCGGCCCGGTCGATGCTCTGCTGTGCGGTCAT